CACTATACAATTCTGGCATCAGCACTCTTCTTCCCGGCACGGGATCAAATGCAGGAAGCTTCCTATATTTGAATCGAGTATCTGTTTCAAGCTTTGCTAAAATATCTCCGGGTAGCATGGGAGTACCCATCACTACAACTGGTACACCTTGGTTAGGTATGAACATAGATTCTGTCATAAAATGTTCTTCAATTTTAACAATCTGCGAAAGGTTAAGAGGGTTTTCAGGGTCTTTTAGAATGTCATCGGCTATCAACGCACCATTAACATGCATACCTCTTTTAAAGGAGAACAGTCCACCGTGCGCTATTTCTAAAGAACTACCGTTGTTATTATTCCGATATCGAAATGTGTAATCAGCTTTAGGAGCCTCATTCCTTATCCACTTAGTTATGAGGGGGTTCCGTGCCACCTCTTTATTTATTTCGCTCATATGATACTTAGCCATAGTATCACTATAAGATAAATATAAAATTCTAGTATCAGTTTTAGCCTTTAATAATGTCCATATAGCAAAGGCATGTCCTAAAATAGTACTCTTAAAGTGAGCACGAGGTAGTACCGCAGTATAATTTTTCTTCTCTTTAACCGTCGCTTCTAATTCTTCGCATAAAAATTTAACATGCCAAGCACGAAACAACTCAGGACGTTGGAAACTCAAACCCCAAACATCTCGGACAAATTCCCAAAACGAACCTATAGCTACTTTCTCGCTATTTCTTATCCCTGTAGAGAGGAGTCCGAACGCTTCTTTAAGAGTTACTACTTCTTGCGGCATTCTGCTCCTCTGTGGACACTAATAATTTTAATTTCCCCGCTAATCTAGCTAACAGGTCTGCGTCATCAATCTCATCTACCAACACTCTCATTACTTCCTGCACAAATTGTAAATTTATTAGCCCCTCTAAAACTCTACGCTCGCCTTGTATACCTACGTCTGCGGCTTTCACTGCATCTAAAGCCCTAGTAAAAGTTAAATTACCTAACTCATTAGAAGCCTTTTCTCGTATATCTTGATAAATCTTTAATTGTTCATCTTGTAACTCAAAAACTCTGCTAGCTTCAGTAGCTACTATCTTATCATCAACTTGAATAGCAACTTGATTACGTTTGGAATCCCAATCATATTTTTTAGCCCACGCATATATAGTTGGGGGTCTTACACCAATACTATAATTCACTGTAAGATGTTCAGCAATCTCTCGTGCGCTCATACTATTAGCTAGATATAATTCCATTCCTTTTAAGCGTACTGCAACGGGTATATTTTTAGGCATTACGACTCCTATTAATACCCTGCATGTTCAGTATTTTGTGACTCTATGCTACCGCCATAAGGTGACCCATCGGATTGTAGCAATTTACTAAAGTCCATGTATCCTGTTTCACCAGTAGCCGCATTGTAACAGGCAGGTACTTTAAATTTAGCTCCGTTAGAAAAGAACGCTTGAAAATCTATCCCAATCTCATCTCTGGTGCAAAGACCATTCCAAACATTCTCTCTTTCAACAATCGGTTTCCATGAATCATTCTTCCGTAGCGTTCCTGTAGTTCTTTGGGTATCGTCAAATTGTTTATTATGGACACAGGCATAGTATTTACACCAGATAACTACCCCATGCTTTTCTTTTAAATCTTCTGGCGTAATTCCTTCTGGTAACCTATCTTCATATACCACAGGCTCTTCTTCTTTAGAACCAGCCCTAGAAACATACATCTTAAATTTATCTGCCATCTCTTTTCCTCCACAATGCTATACAAGCAGCATCTGCATAATCCTGCTCTGGAAATAAATCTCCCCATTGAGAAATGGAAAAATCCATTATCTCACTTTTAGAAGCATTTCCCTTTCCAATAATTACTTTTTTCCACTTTCTATTATCCACAGAAGCAAATGGAGTACCTGACCTATGCAATTGTAGTTTTATCCCCGCTACCACCGAAGCTATGGCTATAGTGGCCTTCGCATTTTGTATGTATATAGCGGACTCTATCGCTGCTGTGCTTATATCTATTATACCAGCATAAGCTTCAAACTTGTCGAGTATCTCATAGAATCGAATTTCATAATTCTTATCCTTGCTTTCAAATTTTTCTAAACCTACTAAATTCTCATCCTTATCTAAAAGAGAAAGATGTATAGCTTTTGAAGAACAATCAAATCCCGCTATCATTCTGAATCCTTATAGGCTTGAGTTCTAAGGGATACTATCCTAGAAACTGTCGCAAAAGCAGAAGTGTATAATTTAAGTTGCCCTAACAATCTAGTATATAGCGTTGTAATATCTATCACATCTCGCCTCAATTTAGCCAGAGACTCTCTGGAGAGCATAATCTCCCCCCGTAATTGCTCTTTGGTAGGTTTACGTTCACCCTTACCGACATGCTCTTCTGCAACCTGATACATAGCTACATTATATCCCTCATCAAACTGGGCTTCCATAGCCCCCTTACGAGCTTCTATATCTGCAACATGTTGTTCTAACAAACTTTTATAACCACCATAGACAACCAGATACTCTTCTAATTTAGTTACTGATGCATGTATTACATCTGAAAATTTCAAATCTGCATCCGGAGTGTCCAACGACATTCCGAACGTAGGGATACTTAGATTTCCGATATAGTTTTCTGCGCCATCTATAGCATTTGTATAACTCCAACGTTTTTTCATACTTCCACCTTTTTACAATCGCACCAACGATTACCTGTACATTTCTCCGGAGCTTCGTTCATCTCCATCACACGTACACATCTTTCCACCACACTATCCCAAAGAATTTCATCTCGCTCCAACTTAAAACACTTCCAATCCTGCGTATTTTTATTTTCATATAATACGTAACCATGCTTATAATTACCCATATTTAGATACAATTGAAGCTGTAACAAATGCTCTGGTTTTGGCCCCCGTAACTTTTTGTACTCTTCCTGCTTAATAGTTTTTAGTTCTACTGGCACGGGATCATCTGGGAACACTATGAAGTCTATTCTACCTGATATAGGAGGATTCTCTGTTTTGATAGAAAGCTCTCTATCTACTAGAATTTTTACATTATTTAGATATTTCTCAAATCTCTCCTCGAAGGCACCCCCTACATCAAAGATTCGCTGTATTCTAGGAGGTATATCATTCCCTAGCAGCATACCGTTATAAGCCATATACATATATCGGTCACATTTATTACCTAAGGTAGATGGGTAGAATACTCCCGCCCTCGGAGGAGAATTCTTTCGTTCTAAACCTTCCTGTATTAGAGAAGTTAATCCTAGATCAACCCTAACTACGGGGGCTTCTATGTTATTTGATTTTGATATCTGTGTAATTCCTGACATAATCTTTCCTTTATATCTTGTAAAGTTTTCTCTCTAAAGTGCCACACTTCTGCGACTCCCATATCTCTCAAATCTTTGTCCCTACGCTCATCTCTTTTAGAGAGGTGACCAAAAGGCCCATCTGCCTCCACTACCACATCAATTTCTGTGAGAAGAAAGTCCACATCATACTGCCCGAACTTGGCTTGTGCGAGATAACGCAGCCCCGATTCTTCAATACACCTCTCTATAAGTTTTTCCTGTTTAGTCCCGTGTCTGTATGGCACTAACCAATTTCTCCATACTATCAGGATTTGCAGCAGCTACTAATCTAAGATTATCGAAACCTTGTATCGTTTCGTCCCCAAAGAAGTCGCTGGTATACCATGCACCACTCTTGGTTATTAAACCAAGGGCTAAGGCTTCTCGTAGATACGTCTCAGCTATATCTATACCGCCCTCAACTCTAAAAGGTATCTCTACCTGCTCCCATCGCTTTCCCCCGAACTTATCTTTCTGAAGGGAGGTAATAATATTAAATCCTAAACGTTTACCCTTGGTATCTTTGATATATTCCCCTCTACGTGTCTCTAAGACCCCGTGAGCAAAGAACTGTTGGCCTTTCCCACCCGGCATCGTCTCTATCGCCGCTACAGGCCCCATAGAGCCTCTAGTCTGGTTTATAACAACAAGGGCAGACCCGTTCCTCAGCAGCGGTAAAAGTCTAATTAATGCCTGATTCCAAGACCTTGATTGCCATGCCATAGGACTATAACTAAACATATCTTTTTGTTTAAGAATCTCACTGGGTATAAGCCCCGCAACACTATCCAACACTACTATATCCACACCCTTCTCCATACCCGCAGCCATGGCGTTATAAGCATCTTCAGCATTATCTGGTATCTTAAGGAGAATTCTATTAGTATCGAGACCACACGTAGTCATCCATTCACTATCCCAAGACTGCTCAGTATCTACCCATAGAATTGTTCCATTCTCTTTCTGTACACTCTCACATAGTTTAGTACATAGATAAGATTTGCCTGACGACCACCCACCATAAATTAATGTGAAGCGTTTCTTGGGTATACCCCCATTTGTTATATTATCTAGTTGGGGTATCCCAAACGAGATACGATCATATTCTAAGGCTGCATCGTTACCAATAGATAAACCTAAATTTTTATCTTGTAATAATGTTTCAAATAAATCTTCTGCGTTAGTCTTCATCAAGAGGAACCCCCGAATTTTTATGAAATCTATTTAAATATGCTTCTGCCCAAGCAAAGGACACCGCTGCACACTGTATAATCTCTTCAAACATTCCTGCTGATCGTCCCTCAAAGACTTCACGAGCAACTTCTCCTAACTCTTCAGTTAGTATTACTGTCCAACGCTCATCTGTATTATTAGTCTGATCGCCCCACTTCTTGTCTTGGCGTTCCCGTTCGGCTAATACAGCTTCTAGTACTTTCATTCGTGTAATTTCCGTAGTCACTAAAGCCACCTCCTAATCTATTGAACCCTCATGGGGATATTTAATCTTCGTAAGTTCTTTATCTGCTAGTATAAAGAGTTGAACGAAAGCTTTACCTAAAGCTACTTTCGCTTCCTGTAATTGCTTATCTACATCATCTTCAGTATCTATGTCATGGATACCTAAAATAACTTTTGCGTTATTGTAATCGCCTAAATTTACTGTAAAAGATAATTCCTGTGAAACCTTTGCCATACTTAACTCCAATCTATATATTCTTCTACGGGGACGGATACCGGAAGTTTCCCAAATACCACATCCCCATCATGTATCTGGAAATCATGCTTAGTCGCCCACGACGGCTCGCACAACTCCATATCCACTACAAGTGGGATACCTAAACTATTCTCTTGTAGTATATCACGAATCTTCTCAATTAGCAATATATCATCCTTATGTATTTCACATATGATCTCATCATGAACTTGTAATAACATCCTACTTTTAGTACCGTTTAGAAACTTAGAAACTTCTATCATTCGTTCACTTAAAAGATCGGCACTAGTTCCTTGAATTAAGTAATTTACTGCTCTGTATCCTTTATCTCTATCTACTTTGTATACCCGATTGTATTTACTCTTAACCCAACCCCTCTGTTCAACCATACGAACCACAGAGTCAAAAAACTTCTTAGACCCCGTAATATTTCTAAAATATTCGGCTTTGTATTTACCTGCTTCTTTAGGGCTTGTGTTTAACTGACCCGCAAGTTTATCTCTACCAATACCATATATAACTCCAAAAGTTATGGTTTTAGCTAATTGCCTATAGAACTTATATTCCGGATGATCTTTATCTACTTTGAAAGCTATCTTCGCAGCTTCCCCGTGGAAATCCACATCATTTTGTTTCATGAGATCAAGCATTTCTGGGTTACCTATGTAGTTCATAAACATACGCACTTCCATCTGTGAGTAGTCATACGAAACGAGGTAATGATCTGGCCTTGGTTTGAACATTCTTCTAATAGCTATCTGCTTATCATCACTTTCATCTAATGATTCATCTCCTAGGAATCCCCATGCTTGTAATACATCTTTACCTAAACTTTTAGCAGATATAGATACATTCTGACCTTTAGATGAAATAATAGCATCGACTCTACCTCGAATTTCTTCTAACTCAGCCTCAGTATTAAATTCCACATTATGTAATTTGAAATGGTTTCTTGGGATGTTCTGAAGATTTGGCCCTCTTGATGACAGACGACCCGTAACGGTACCCCAGTTGGCATAGGTTGTATGCATAGTAGATACGCCTCTGTACGGTTCAATATAGGTAGAAATCAATTTAGCCAATGTGCGGTATTGCCTAATCCAACCCGCTAAGGGGTGATTTATCTGCGCCAAGGCTCCCTCACTCCACGAATCCCTCCCTGTGAGGGTCTTCTGTGGGGAACAAATACCTAGACTAGAAAAGACTTCCCCTACTTGTGCAACACTAGCTACATTGAATTCTTTACCTGAAATCCCATAGATAATCTGTAGAACTTCCTCGCTACGCTTAGTTAGTTTATCTAAAGAACTTTCTACATACTTATTGTCAACTACGACCCCTTTACACTCCATGTTATATAGAACCTTCGTTAAATCAATTTCTAACTGCCATACCTTTTCTTGCCCACTTCTAAGAATCTTATCTTTACAATCTACATATAATCTGGCTGTACCCGCTACATCCTTCTCACAATAAGGGCCAAGTATATCGGGAGGACATAGCGAGAAGTCCTTAGTCCACTTATTCTTTCGTAACACTTGTTTAGTTTCTATGTCATAAGCCCCTGCGTCAGGCCCATATCTACGTATAAGGGTATCTGTGAGGTTTAGAGCAGTTACATTCGTACTTTCTGTAAGGCGTACCATAACAATGACATCTAATAGGTCTTTGTCCTGTATAGCCAAACCTTCCTTCTCTAGAAACTTTAGATCGAACTTAATGTTATAACCAACTATAGTCTTACAGGTATTCATTACTTCCATCAGTTTAGGAAGTAAGTCACTATCAAGATTGCTATCTAATGTTTGATGTCGGAATGGGAAGTAATAAGTTTTATCTTCTACCCCCACTCCGACACCGCAAAGTTGATTGCCCTGTAAGGCATAGAACCCGTTAGTTTCGCAATCAATCACCCATTCATCATATTCAGATAAGTATGTGATTGCTGTATTGAATTCTTCTGTAGTTGTTACTAACACTAGAACGGAAGTTTGTCGTCCGCAGCGGTATCAATACTCACCGCAGTATCCGGTACTGTTACGTCATTAGAAACAGATTCCTTTGTCGCTTCCCCGTACCGCTCATTCATATAGTCCAACACTGGAACTAATCCATCTATTTCAGTAAGCTTATCACTGGGGATATCTAATTCTCTAGGACTTACTACCACAGTGTAAGATGTGTCTTGCATTCCTGAACCTGTACGACGAACCCGTACTACACCCTTGTCTAGGGAACCCCAGTCATTGTAAACATCTACAAGTTGATTCCAGATGTAGTTACTTCGACCAAAAGCTAGCGGTACGATCTTGAAATCGTCTACGTTCTCTCTATACAGCTTGCGCCCGGAGGGGCCTTCTACAGGCTCCCATGTATCTACTCTACGCTCTGTATGTAGAACGTCGTGTACAAACGCCCAGAACCCAAACCTGTGCGAAGGTCGAGTGCCTTCGGGTACCGAAGTTAGTGGGCCGTTTGTACCACCAAGAACACTAGTCCAGCGACCATCATCATTGAATGTGTACATCCAGTAATCTGCAAGCTTGGGGTCATCTTCGTCACCCGTTGCTACTATGGTCATGAAAGCTTGATCGCCATCTTTGAACCATAGTTCTTTTCGTAGTTCCGCCGAAGTTTCCGACGAAGTACGCTTATCTATTCTATTCTGTATTCCACTAATACCTACCATGGATTTCTCCTTTACCAATAATTTCTATCTTTTAGAACCATATCTAGTGTATCACACTTTCGTATGTCTTGTACATCTTTATAAGGCTCCGGAATCTTTACATAAGAAACTCTAACACCCTCACCTAAGACTGTCAAGGCTTTACCCAAACCAATTTGACCGGCTTCATCGTTATCAAAGCACAGTACTACTTCCCCTACTGAGAAATCCTGTAGTAAATCTGCTTGGGCTTTCGACATGTAAGCCCCGAGTAGGGCTACTGCGGGATACCCCGCCTGATCTAACCACATGGCATCTAATGGGCCTTCTGTTACATATATAAGTGGTACTTCGTTTATTAGATGCCCACCGAAAAGTAACTTAGACTTTTTCAATGATTGGTTATACAGGTACTTTGGGAAGCCCTTCTCTCTTCTCACCGCCCACCCAACAATACGTGCTAGTTCATCCCGTACAGGAAAAGCCAACCCGTTCTGTCCGGTTATTCCACATTCCCAACGCTTCAAAGTTTTGACTGTGAATTGCCTATCAAAAATCCAATCAGGTACAAATTTAATATTGTATGGGAAATCTACTTCCGGAAGTGTGGTTAGTTCAATCGGCGCATCATCGAAGAATGAGGTATCTATTATAACCTCATGATCTCCTATGAAACTATCTACTTGTTTACCCGATAAGTTCAGATATCTTCGTAGAAACGATTTGAGACTCCCTTGACCACACCCCCGAAAGCAAATCCATACACCTTCTTCTGTGTTGATTGAACACGAGTCATGTTGGTCAGTATGAAAGGGACACCTAATGGTGAACTGTTCTACTCCTACTGGAGTATTCAATCCTGCTTTTAACAGGACTGCTGACCAATCAATCATTACTTACGTGCCTTCCGATCTAGCTTATTAGCTCTAACAAAAAGCACTACTTCATTCTCGTAACCGCTAGAATCGCTAACTCGTCCCCGGCGAATATCGGCTACCGTAATCGGTACAGACAGTTTCCCCGGCCCTTTGCTCTTAGCGGTTTTAACGACAACACTATCCTCATCTTGCTTCAACCATGCGAATAATTGCATTTCTTTCCTCCTAGAAAACGTCATCTATTTCCTTTATTTCGCCTTCATCAACGTTCCACAAAAAGGTACACATATCGACCGGTAACTCTCCATCTCTATACTTCTGGAACTGTATTGACCTGAGATTATCAGAATCTTCTACCATGCACATAGAAAGTGCAATATCGGAAGCACGAATAAGAGCATCACCAAATGCTACTTGATCAGCACGAGGAGGCGCAAACATATTTGCCGCATCTCTCGTAGCCTGTGTGGATACCATAATAGTTGTATCTTGGGATAAAGCCAAATTCTTTAATCCATAGAATAGACTATGATTCTGTTCCCATGAAGCTGAATTCTTCATGGCTGTGGACACCAGATACACACCATCAATTACGGTAATATCCGGAGCATGTTTTCGTATTAGGTTAGCTATACTGTGAAGAGAAATACTATCTTCCCCACTTATATGATCACATATTAATAAATTTTTCTCATCTAACTCAGTTAAAAACTTAGTGTACTTCTCTTCGTCAATCGGACTACCTGTTCGTAACGCTCTATGAGAAAGTTTATACCCGCTTTTATGCCCCATTATTACATCCATACGCATATTAATGGCTTTTTTAGTCATTTCTGTAGAGACTAGAAGTGTTTTGTACCCATTCAAGGCGGCTGTCGCAGCAACATCTACGCACAACCATGTTTTACCTACCGTTGGTCGAGCGAATGCTGAGATGAGGTCTCCGGGTTGCCACCCCACACCCGTAGTATTGATTGATCGGAACGGGGTCTTTATTCCTATGAGACCGTCACCCATTTTACGTAGGTCACTGCGCTCCTTCCAATCCTCTAGTCTATCTAGATTACCTGTATCATACTCCTGCACATCTTCATCATATAACACTTCAATATCATTTAAATCATGTAATATCTTACCCATTGCTTTCTTGGGATTTTCTGTGAGTTCTTCTTTATTACCTGAAAACGCTGACACAACTTTCCTAAATAATACCTGTTTCTTAAATTCATCTTGAGCATAAGAAAATTCTACTGTTGCTGCATCTTTCCTTAGTTTAGAGAACTCTTCAAGTAATACTGCGTTAGTAGGAAAATCTCTGTATTCATCTAGATATTTCTGAACAAACATATAAGCATCTCTATGCACAGCAAAATCATTCTGGGGGTGCCGAAAAGCTTTGTAATTATCAGAATCACAGAGATTAAAAATTAGGGCGGACTCTATAAAATTAAAACTATCACTATTCATTCTGTACTAATCCTTTACTGAATATAGAACGCGACCATAAGCATTATGGATGAAAGCAGATACCCCTGCTTCTCCTGCGGCATCATCTGCTACTGTTTTTGCCTCTAAGTATGTTTTGTATGTCCCCAATATCCATGCCTTTCGTAATTTAGAATTTTGGGAGACCACACGAAACAATCCTTCCTCAGGTGCCGCACGACTTGTTAAATCAGTGTAGGACATCTCTTTCGCTTTGTCAATTGGTGTCATTCCATTTCTCCAACGTCTTTGTAGCTTTTGCTAATTTCTGTTTATCTGATGCGGTTGGAAACCACTTAGTCTCCAAGTGTATCATAATTCTCCAAAGATGTCTAATCTTTGAATCTCCATACAATACTACGCTAGCATACAGATCAGGCCGTTGGCATGTAGGTAAGTATGAATTAATACCCCCTAGAATATACATTACGTGTACGTCTTTATGTCCCTGTTTTACTCCCCCGTAAAAAGCTCCTACTAACCTATCAAACCCAAACGTATTAATAGCTTCTTTTAGAGCCTTCGTTTCCCTACCTATAAATGTGGGACTTTTATACTCAACATTAAATTTATCTCTATAAAAGTGACTAAAGATTTTGTATAGTGTCGGAGCATTTTTGAATTTAAAGGTTTGGGAGTTTATTCCCAAGGAACTTTTGCTTAACATGTTCCCTCACTGAGGCTAATGAATTATCTGGAAAGGTTTCCTCAAATTTTTGATGTATCTCTTTTAAAGAATGCCCTGCTTGGCGTAAAGATAGAAAGACTAATTCTGGTTTAGTAAGATTTAAAGATTCTAATAAATTATTTATTTCTACTACATTCAACCAATCTTTTGGGTCTTGTAAAAATAGGTCTCTCGTCAACGC